CCATGTAACTTCTCCAAACAAGTTATTTATTCCTGCATAAACTAATTGATTAGAAGTAGTGTTAAGATCATCATAAACAAAGTCTTCGACTAAACAATCCATAGATTCTAGTTTACCAGTGTATCTAAAGAAACCATTATCNGACATCCAGTANGCAGCACCATCAACTTCTACNGCTGCATTCATTCCAATNAATCCACAGTTAGTACCAACTTGTTCATAAGCAAANGTAAAAGGCTGACCTACAAAACGCATGGTAAATAAAGAAGTGTCGGTCCAAATGTAAATTGCATTTCTACCAAGCTTGGCACCCATGATCCGTGATCCGGCGGCCAGTCTTTGTGTACCAGCACTATTGGTTGCTGTAGGTATGTAGTCATTAATATCTTCTTGAGAAGAAAACCTAATAAACATATCGTCTTGTGTAGTTTTATCTCCAATAGTTGTTTCTGTTCCAAAAAATACTAAGTGACGATCGGGAGTTGAGACCAACATATCACGTGACGCTGTTGGTGCACCTGTAATAATTGTAGCTCTTGTGGATGTCGCTGTCGGGGAATCACCATCCCACTCAAAACATTCTCCATTGTGTATTAATGCAATAAGAGTACTACCTAAATTGTCCAAAGACCATAGACCAGGATCAGCAACTTTATCTGTAGTAACTGCAGCTGATCCCCATCCAGTCCAGCTAGATGTATTGGTTACAGTTGCTCCATTTAAATGTGATGATCTTGTAGAACCTCGTGCAGCTCTAGTAATTCCTGTTATTTTAGAACCTGTAATTCCAGTGTAAGATATTTCTTCAGCACCAACTTGAATATAATTAGTTCCTGCCGATGGCAATCCTGTAGTGCTACCTAATGTAATTTCTGTAGCGGAACTATTATTACCATTAGTGTCGTCGGCTAATGCGCCGCTTAATGTTGTAGTAATAGGACCTGATGTAGTACCACCCCATAAGGCTATACCCCAACCAAACGCTCCAACTTGTTCTGCTGGTCCCACGTGGTAGTATTGATAATAAGTTATACCTCCAGAAGTAGTTGCTCCGCCTCCTGTTTCATTACTAGGCATAGTGATACTAATAGAAGATGGACTTGGTATTCCATTCACCATAAATTTTTTATCACAAAAATCTGCTGATCCAAAATTAGAACCTGTAATAGTCGTAAAGGTAGAGGCGTCCCCAAACATTATAATGTCTCCAATTGCAAAAGAATGTGAACTAGGAAAAGTAATAGTAACGTCTGGTTGGCCATTAGTTGTACTAAAACAATTTGTAATAGCTGTTCCTGATGGATTAACTAAGGGGTGTATGTCATAAAAAATACCACCAGAGTATACATATAAAATTCTGTTAGTTCCTATAGCTGCGAATTTTTGAGCAGATTTATTAACAAAATGATGTAATGCTCTTGCTGCTCCTGTTAATTTATCAGCTCCTAATTGATTCCAGCCACCTATTTTTTCTGGTGTACCATACCTAAAACGTACGTTATTACCACCTGTCCACTGTGATTCAGCGCCGGTAGATGTAACTTGTTTATTAAATCCTGGTAGAAATCCTAATTTTTGTAACATATTAATCCCTAGTTTATTAGGGTTTATACTAGATTAAAAGACTTTTCAATTCTTAAAAAGCCCAAGCTACAAAGGAATATCGAGTGCCTTTAGTTGCTTCTGTAACCTGATGAGGGTACAGGAAATTAGAAGGAAATAAAAGAACATCTCCTTTTTTAAGGTCTATTTTTTTATTACACAACATAAAATCAGCCCCTTCAAAGTCATCATTAAGACAACCAATAATAGATACAACAGGAATTCCTTTTGTTTTTCCATCAAATATATCGTGAATGTGGTCTATGTGAGGACGCATTAAAGTCCCTGGTTTGTATTTATTAAACCTTATTTGTGATAGCCTAGAAAAAATACTATAGTCTGAATATTTTTCATAATAAACTTTTAAAGCTTTATCTAAATGAGGAATTATTTCTCTAGCATCATCATCAGAAGCTTGCTGTACATCTAGTTCTTTATCGCCATAAGTTTGCACAGGGTTTTTACCATCATATTCATCTTGTACACTATACCAAAGATGTTTACTCCAATCTCGTGTTTCAGTTTTATCTATAAGTTTATCACATAACTCATGTGGTAAATCATTTGTAACCTGTATGTGATCTGTAAGTTTATCCATTTTTTGCAAATTCAAACGGCAAACCTATATGGGGTCTGCTGTCTAATTCTTTCTCCTTGTTAATAGAGTAGAATAAAAAGACCTGTCCGCATTGATTATCTTTAAATTCTTCTCTCCAGTGTTCAACATTAGATCCATCATATACCACTAAGTCTCCAATATCTAGATCTATTTTTTCATCGGCTATGTAAAACGGCCACGCGTCTCCACCAAGATATAGACTAGCAGCTATTTCGCAAGAGGGTCTATCTTTATGTTTATTAAGAACGTCGCCTTTTTTGTATAATCGCACATAACCAAACGTTGGATATACTTCTTTTTCAAAAATTATATCTATTTGTTTTTTACACTCTAATAATAATAGTTCCATTACAGGATCTCCGTATATTGCATATGCAGTAGGGACTTCGGGATCTCCAGCAATACCAAACACTTCATCTTTCTTAGATATATATTTAGTATTTATCATTGTGTTATATATTTTTTCTTTTAAACAAAGATAGTCATAACAAAACCTAGCCTTCTCTTTGCTTATACATTCTCTTACTCTAAAATAGTTTGGATGCTTTAGAATAAAAGCCATTATTCTAAAATAGTAGTGCCTGTTGGAGAAACTAAATCATTTAGTATATAATTTATATTTAAAACAATTCTTCTTTTTTCATCTGTAGGACCAACACTTGAATGTTCTAAATTTTCTTTCATTATTAACATACGGTTAGCTTTAGACTGAATTAATTCCTCTCCTAATAAAGTCCCACCATTATTAGAGTTTACATAATACACTGCTGTTTGAAAATTAGGTGGTGCATCAGTTAGATCAACGTGTTTACCATTTATAATTTGTTTATCTTGTCTTACAAATAAATTAGCTTTAGCTCTATATAAATTACCATGTGGAAGTTTTTTAAGTAATGGCATTAATACATTATTAAAGTTTGGCGACTGTACTTTAGAATCTCTATAAAACATATGTGTAAAGTAAAAATTATCTGTGTCTTGGGCGTCGGCTACAGCTCCATTAAAATACCATGGAAACATATCATCGTTCATAAGACTTGATACGTGTTTAAAATCCTCTTCGGATAAAAAGTTATCTATAACTTCTATACTATTTCCATCTAGGGCCATACATCCACAACGTTAAAGTTTTTCTTACGCCTTTAGTTACAGGAGTTACTCTGTGAAATACGTAAGGTTTAAATATAAATAAAGATCCTGGGGAAAANTCTGTTTTTCTATCTTCATCTCCATATTTTAAATAAAAATCACCGCCTTCGTATGGTTCAGTAGAGACGTTTAATAAACATGTAAGTTTTAAATCGTTGACTGCAAAGTCGCTGCCATCTTGATGGTACTTATATTCTTGTCCCACTTGATAAGTATTAAGATTTAAAGCTTGGTCAGCCGGGGTAGGAAAAATATCAAAACCAAAATAATTACTATTAGTTATATATATTTTATCTAATAAATAAGGAAGCTTGCTTTGTAAGTGGTACCATGGACATAAGATTACATCAGAAGTTTTTACTACACCAGCAGGACTATCTTCAGCACCTTCACTTTTATTTTCTTCTATAAATTTTACTATTTTTTTTGAATCCTCTAACTCAATAATATTAGTCATTGTAATTCCATCATACTTTTTGCAAAGACCATCTTGATGGTTTTCTGCTTTTTCTTGTGTTATGCTAGTGTCTTTAAATGATAACATTACTCGGTGTACTCCGTACTCATTACATCCATGTTAAAACTTAAACTTCTTCTAGTAACATCTGCAGTGAAAGGATACACTAAATGTTGCATGTCATATGGAAAGATATAAAAACTTCCTTCTGTTAATGGTGGTAAGAAAGAACGTCTAGATAATTGAGAAGCGCTGTTAGCAAAAAGATGAGTTCGCCCATTTGCAGAAGTATTATTAAAAAATTGTTTTACTTTTCTTCCTTCATTAATTCCTTCTGGAATTTTTAAATACAACACTCCAGTAATTCCAACGGGACTTCTACCATTATGTCCATGAATAGGATTGTAGTCATATTGTTTTTGGTCGTTATACCATATAGTTACTAAATCAGTTTTAAACGACTTAACGTGAGGTAATAAATTTAAATAGTCGTGAGCTAAATTTTTAAAAACCTCTACAAACGAATCCGAAACACTTTGTCTTATTTGACCTTTATCGTCTTTAAAATAAAGCATTTTTTGAGCTTCTAAATGCCCAGCTAAATATTCATTCCAATCTGGATGATCTTGTCTACTTTCAATTTCATCATTTAATTTTTTTATTAAAGAAGGTGGTAAGGTGTATTTTTTAGCTAATTGTCCAAACCATATATCAGATGATTTTATTTCAAACTTAGTTTCTGTAGCAGGATTATTTAATTCAAAATCAATCACTGTGAAACTTTTCCTTTATGTAATCATAGTAATTAGGACAATCTTTAATCATTGATTCCCATTCTCCTACTTTTTTATCTAAATTTTCTGTTATTTTTTTCCACATAATTTTATGGTCTTCTTCTGTTAACCATACCCTATTATAAGTTGCATCTGTATCGCTAACCGGAGCCCAATGCATACCTGCAGCAATACAAGGAAAACCGCCATCATTAAATTCGTTACGATGGTATTTATTATAAGCAGCTTCTTGAAAACCTACCATTCTAGACACTTGTAAATTATCCATTTCTTTAGAGGCATAGCTTCTAGTCTGACAATCTCGCCAGTATTGTGTATCATCTCTACCTGTTAATGCATAGTGCAATCCAACAAACTCTGCGAAGTTTCTAAAAATCCATTTGTTCTGCATGTTATACGCATCAATATCAAATTTATTTACATGATCTCTACTTAGAGCTTTAACTAATTTAAATAAAAATTCATGTGTAGTATATAGACCATTACTTTCTAAAGGCTCTATGAACCCAGCAGATAACCCTATTGCACATACATTTTTAACCCACGTTCTGTGATGTATACCAACACGCATTTTTATTTTTTTATATTCTAGTTCCTCTGTATCTGCGTATGGAAATCTCCATTTAATGTGATTTTTAAATTCTACTAAAGCGTCTTCATCGCTAACATATTTGTCAGAAAACACATAACCTGTGCCCCATCTATTCCACAAAGGTATCTCCCAACACCAACCGTTGTCGATAGCATGACAGTTAGTATAAGGTACTATTTCTTTTTTAGCATCTTTGTATTTTATTTTAGTGGCCCATGCAGAATTGTTTGGTAAAAAATCTGAGTAAGATTCAAAAGGTTCTTTAAGAGCACCTGCTAATAGTAAAGATTTAAATCCTGTACAGTCTATAAATAAATCTGCTTTTACAGGAATTGATCCATCTAAAATTAATTCTGTAACACCAGTATCATCTACTTTAACATCTGTAACATCTCCAACAATGTATTTAACACCTTTGTTTAAACAATGGTGTGATTTTAAAAAAACACCAAACTTAGTTGCATCAAAATGATATGCTGTATCTGTTTGAAAATTCCAACCTTTTAATTGATTTAGTTTATCTGTAATTTTATTATTGTTTACTAAAGTCATTGCAGGAAAGTATTTTTCTGCAAAGTCATGATACTGTGTTTCTGGGTATAATGTTTTTTTAAACCACCAATCATTGAAATTAAAATGTGTTCCATTAAAGTCAGGATTACCAAAAGGATAATGAAAATGGCCAGCACCTTTTTTATAAAACTCATCAAACCTAATAGATAGTTTGTATGTAGCATCGGTAGCTGCCATGAAGTCTTCATCTTTAATACCAATTAAACCCATCCATGAATTTATCTGGCCTAATGTGCTTTCTCCAACACCCACAGTAGGAGTGTTTGCACTCTCAATTAATGTAATATCTTTGTTGGGAAATATTTTTATTAAAGTAGCCGCAGTCATCCATCCTGCAGAACCACCACCAACAATAACAATTTTATTTGTTTTAATCATATCTTTAATTCTGTAAGTCCTCTGTTTTTTCCAATAGTTCCCGTAACAAAAGTATTAAATGATAACGATATCCTTTCTTCTGTCGCTTCGTTCATAACTACTCCATGTTTTACACTAGATGGAAACAAAAGTAAATAGCCTGGTTTATTTGTCACCTTCCAACTGCCACAATTATAATAATTAAATTTATCTACTTCTGGCATTATGTTTCCAAACAAATGATCATTTTCAAATCTTTCAAATAAAATTGGTTGTTGATCTCCTTTTACAAAATAGACTCCAGATATAATAGAATTAGGGTGGGTATGAACATGATGAAAAGTACCTTTAGGATTATAATTTAACCAAGATTGAGAAAATCGCAATTGTGTGCTTTTATTAAATTGTAAGCATTCATAAAAATAAACATCTAGTTCTTTTTTTATCCACGCAGCTAAATTTTTAAATTGAGGTTTGTTAAAAATATAAGAATCCTGAGAAGTATAATTTTTACCAGCATTGTCATTAACTGCATTTCTTTCGTTTTGAACTGCAGCTAGTTCTTCTTTATTTAAATCATAACCTTTAATAATAAAGATAGGTCTTGAAAATAAAGGAAGTATTTGGCGTGTAATTTCTTCACTCATAATCTATGTTTATATTAATCCTTTTATCTGTATCTGTTTGTATAGCGGCACGATGTTTTAGCTTTCCGTTAAAAAGTAATATAGTGTTTTTTTCTGATTTGTAAAGTTTTCCATCTTCAAATTCAGTATATCCATTATTAGTATCAATTGAAAAAAGTGCGACTTTATGGGGGCACAATAAATCTATATGCCAAGGACTTAAAAGTTTTTTATTTTGATTTGTATATAAATTAACTTTAGCTCTTAGTAGTTTATTAAAGTCCGGCAAATTTTTTATTATAGAAGGCATAATATAATCATATGCATTACTTAAAACATCTGTGCTTTGATCTATATCAAATAATCTATGGCTCCATAAATATATGCCATCAGGTCCTACATCTGTAGCTTGACCTTGCCAATAATATGGGAATTCATTTGAATTAACTGCATCTTCAATAAACAAAAACTTATCTTCGGATAAGAAATTATTTTTTATAAGGACATTTGGCTGCATAAGCTTTCCATCTTTTTTGAAATTTGCTATTAACTCCCAATACTGCAACTCTATTCTCTGTTTTTAATTCTGGTGTTTCTTCAATTAATTCTAATTCTAAAGTTTTTTCTGGAATAGGTACATACATTGCTAGTGGTGTTCCTCTAGGTATAATGACGCTGTAATTATTTTCTTTAGTAAAAGCAGATTTTTTTAATAACATTTGAGGATTTACTTCGAAATACTTAGAAGTAGGTATTATTCCAGGCAAGACATCAAACACTTTGTTGTATTCAAAATACATAGGCATTTGTTGAATTTGCCATCCTGGAGGTGTTTTAAATCTAAAAGGACCAATAGGTTTTAAAACTGCTAAAATTTTATCGGCAGCATGTTTAGGAATATAGTTTTCAAACTGATCACGTGAGTGAAATTCAAACTGAAACTCATTCATAGGAGATGTCCAAAAAACTTGACCATCTTTTACATATACTTGTATATCACACCATAGAGGTAGAACATATCCTTGAGAAAACCACCAGGGAAAAGAAGGACAATGTTTTATATTGTTATAATTTTGATGACCTGATAAATCAAATTTTTCAAGTTCGCTGTGAACATCTCTATCTTTCTGCATTCTTCTAAACCACTCTGGATAAAATTTTCTAGCTGGAACAGGACCTGCACCTGTTTTTTCTAAATCTGGAATGACTGACCAAACTGTTAATTTTTCTTTCTTTTTAAAAAACATATTATTGTTTATTTATATTATCGTCTTTCTATTATGAAAATGTGTTTAGATTATGACTGTGGCCAAAAATGATGATTCCAGCTTTCCCTTTCAACCTGTTCACGAGTTTTATATTCTATAGTGTAATCAGCAGTAGATGGTCCACCGTTTTCATCAACCATTATATAGTTTCCCTGTATCCAAAAACTGCCCCAAGCACCTTTTTGTATAACGAAAGGAGTTCCGCTATCTCCTTCTTTTATTTGACATTCGTTATTATCCATAATTTTTATTCCTTAATACTTTAATATAATTATACCTGATGCACCAGTCGTAGATCCAGCTCCTGCGCCGCCTCCAGTGTTTGCAGTTCCAGATTGGTTTCGGCTTCCGCCGCCCCCAGATCCGCCTGAACCCCACGATCCAGTTCCGTGAATTCCTCCACCGCCACCGCCAGCAAAAACTCCGCTAGCTCCGTGAGTTGTTCCAAAAGTTGCTGATACATCTTTTCCAGATCCACCATTTCCTGCAGTTGACGCTCCTGATCCGTTTCCGCCAGCTCCGCCAGCTCCGCCCCCACCTCCAGATGGGTGTCCCGGATAAGCGTGTGTTCCTGCTGATCCACCATTATTTCCAAAACCGTATGTTCTACTGTCGGCAGAGATTGCAGGTGAAGTTGTTTGAATTCCGTTTCCGCCAGCTCCTGCTGAGTGAGATTTTCCACCGCCAGATCCACCGTCATAAGCACCACCACCATTTCCACCGCCCATGGCAGTAAGAAGTGTAGCGTCTGTTCCAGATCCTGGACCCCAAGTTGTGTCTGTTGATCTAGGGTTAGCTGTAGTAGATGCAGCTACAACATAAGGATAACTAACTCCTGATTGTACTGCGTAAGCTGGGTGAAGAACTAATCCTCCTGCTCCTCCGCCTCCATTATTTTCAGATCCAGATCCACCACCAGAACCAATTGCCATAACAGTCATAGTTCCAGTAAATGGAGCAGAAAAAGTTCCAGCTCCTGTAGATGTGATTGCTTGAGTCTGAGGTGCTGATACAGTGATTGTAAATTCTCTGTCTGTTGTTTGTGCTCCAGCGGTAGCTCTAACTGTAAACGTTGAAGTTACAGTGCCTGAAGGTACAGCTGTTGCTGTTCCTGTAATAGTTCCTGCTGGTGAATTAAAAGTTAAACCTGGAGATACTGATCCAGTTGTAATTGCGTGAGTAACAGCTACACCTTCTGGGTCTGTTGCTGTTGCTGCTGCTAAAGTGTATGTTGATCTTGTTCCGTCTGTAATAGTTCCAAGAGATCCCGCTGCAGTTGCGAAAGCAGGGTTACCATCAATACTTAGAACATTATCTTTTTGACCTGTAATACTTCCATTTACTTGAACGTCAAAAGGTTCTCCTGCATCCGTAACAGTTGCAGGCACAGTCGCTTGTAACGCTGTAGCAGATTGAAAACTTACTGAAGGAGAAGCTATTGAAGCTCCTGTAGCAGCGATAAAGTTTACAGTGTTGCCTGAAGAAAAATTTGTTCCAGTAATTGCAATCGCTGCAGGTAAAGCACCTTCATTTAATGAAGCAGGACTGATTGATTGTACGGTTGGATTTGCCAAAATGTCAGTAAGTGCTGCTCCTGAAAATGCGTATTTAATTGATTTATATGTAGCCATAATTTATTTCCTTATTTAGTTTGTATTAACCATCCTTTTGTAGCGTCAACATAAACTAATTGTAAACCAGCATTGTTAGTTTGAACATCTAAATTAGATGCCGCTCCAGATATATTATGCCCGTTTCTAGCTATTTCTAACTTATCTGTAGCAAAAGTTCCAGCATAATCTATAAATGATATTGTGTCGCCAATAGCAGCAGAACCAGGAAGCGTAGCTGTAACAGGCGCTCCTCCTGAATTAGTATCAACAAAATAACCTTCTCCTGCTACTGCAGCAAAGTTACCTGTTTTAACTGCTTGCCATGAAGCTCCGCCTGATCCTAATTCTACGTTAGTAACGTCTTGACCATTGATGTAAATTAATTTTGTATCTTTAGCTGTTGCTGCAAAAGTTGTTCCTGAACCTGAGTCAGAAGCACCTTTTACTTGTACAGTAAAAGCACCTGATGTTGAATTTTTAATTAAGTACATTTTTTCTGTACCATTTGGAATTGTAACTATTATATTACCTGTAATAGTTCCTGTTAATTCTATAATCGCATTTCTAGCTGCGTTAGTTAAACTGTCTGTAGCAGAAGTAGCATCTCCATCTGTAATAGCTAGCGTAGTTGTTCCTGTTCCACTAACTACTTGTGAATGATAGCCAGAAGCTGCTTGTTGAATAATGTTTAAATTTGTATTAGTTTTTGTTCCCCATGTACCGGCGTTTTCACCAGTGGCCATAAGTTCAATACCTAAATAATTGTATGTAGATCCCGACATGCTAAGTTATTCTCCTAATTAAAGTATTTATATTGTTTATTTGGTTTTAAGTCAAACATAATTATGCAGGTGTTTTCCTTGTATATCCTGTGCTAGTTTTTGGTGTTAATCTGGTATATCCTCCACTCGTTTTCGGTGTTAACCTATGGTAATATTTTAATATAATACCAGTTTCATTTAAACTAATCGTGGCCACCTGACCTGTTGGAAATGCATTAGATAATTGAGTTGTTGTTACATTTCCTCGAGTCGATGTTAATGAGATACCTGTTGGATTTACTAATGTTACTGGTAAAGCTTCAGGGGTTCCTAGTGTTGTGGCTAATGTAGTTAAAGCAGTTAACTGAATAATAGGGTTTGTTGAAATTTCAACAGTTCCTATATCTATATCAGCTGACCGACCTAGACCTGTTAATCCCATTATATCTGCCGGTGATAAAGATCCAGGAGTAGCTGTAACAGATCGACCTGTTAAACCAACTGAATGATCATCTAGCGATAATAATCCAGGTGAAGATATAAGTTGAGAAAGCGCTGCTAGTGTAAAGGTCGCATCACCTTTTACACCTAATGCACCAAAATCTATATCAGCTGATTGACCTGTTAAGGTTAATTGTTGCTCAGGAATATCTCCTATAGTTCCTAAAGATGTTGTAGCAGATAAACCAGTTATATTAAATACTGCCGACTCAACTGAACCCCAACCATTTTGTCCCCAATTAAGAGTACCCCAACCAGGTCTTACAACTATATTTTCTGTTGGTAAATTAACTGATGCAGTTAAAGATAAACCAGTAAGATCTATTAAACTTACTGCACCACCCCAACCTTCCATGCCCCAGGTATCTGCACCCCAACCGGTTTCGTGAAATGCTGTTGGTGTTCCTACTGTAGTTGTTGCTGATAAACCTGTAAGTGAAACATCAACGGAATCTTGATCGCCCCATTGATTCTGTCCCCAGAGTGTGCCGGCTTGGTTCCAAGTGTTAGCCATAAGGATTTACTCCCTATGCTATTTGTATAATAGCGTTTCCTGCTGTTTGTGCTGGAAATTGAATTGTAAAAGTTCCACTCGTAACAGTTTTGTCTGAACCAAAATTAATTGCACAGACTGCTTTGTTAGCATTAGTTGAATTATAAATTAAACACCCTCTTGCTGTGAATGATGCAGTTGAACCCCAACTTGTATCAGCAAACTTACAACAAGCAGTGTCACCAGATAAAACGGGAGTTGTACTTGTTAAAGCATTTCCACCTGTTGTGTATCCAGATGAAGTAGAAGTGACTTCGTATGTGTTAGTTGGATCTGCTGTACCATCTGTAGGTGCAGTGTATACTGTTGTTGCTTTACTTAAAGTTGCTGAGTCACTTGAATATAAAGCTAATTTAAATGCGTCTGTACCATTAGTGAAATTGTGACCTTCTACTAAAATTTCTTGTTTAAAGCTATTACAAATTGCCGATGTTATCGTCATAAAATTTTATCTCCTAATTATTGAGGCGCTGACTCGATCGGTATTCTTATTGTACCATCCGTGTAATCGTCTCGTCTTCTTCTTCCAATTTGCATTGCTGCAAACTTTTGTAGTTCAGTTTTATACTT